CGCGAAGAAATCCGTGAACTCCTCTCTAACTTCTTCGATATCCCCATGGACGGTTTGGTGCGAATGCTCCCGACCGATCAGGGTGTCGTTGAAGAGAGGGGTTTACTCCCCCCCAGCCGAGAGGAGTGGACTCGCCTAGCCTCGGCCCCCTTGGACCTTCGGTACTCCTCCCTTCCCCCCAAGATTCTGAAACAGATTCCGGAGGAATGGCGGAAGTATCCGTTCTCCAAGGTGGTCGCTCTTCAGGAACCTCTTAAGATCCGCATTATCACCAAGATGCAGACCCTCTCTTCGTTCCTGTCGAGCCCCCTCCAGCGCGCCCTCTGGAAGTATCTGGGGGACTTCCCCTGCTTTGACCTGACGTCTCGGACCTTCTCTACGGAGAACGCCTATGACCTTCAGGCCCGCGAGGAGGCCTCCCTTGGTCGTCGACCCGACGCCGACTTCGTCTCTGGGGACTACTCTGCCGCTACGGATGGCCTCAACATCAACGCCACCAAAATGGTGCTTGATGAGGTTCTGTCCAAGCTCCAGGGTGAGGATCTACTCCTCATTCCCCACTTCGAAGCCGTGCTGCTCGAGCAGGTACTCGTCTACCCCAAGGAAGCCCAACAGCCCCCCGTTCTCCAGCGGAACGGGCAGCTCATGGGCTCCATCCTCTCGTTCCCTATCCTCTGCATTCTGAACCTATTCACTTACGTTCAGTCTCTGCCAGAGGATCTGAGACAGAGGATCCTCGCGGGGCGGATCAGCCTGAGGACTCTCGCCGTTCTCATCAACGGTGACGACATCCTCTTCAGGGCTGATCCTGCGCAGTACCTGCGTTGGCTTTCTAGCTCCTCGTCGGTGGGCTTCACCCTGTCCCTTGGGAAGAACTTCGTTCACCCTCGGTTCTTCACGGTGAACTCCCTCCCCCTGGAGTACCGCCCCGTTCCGGCTCCTGTCACCTTGAGCCGGGTTGCGGGGCGAGCCACTTGGACCTTCGACCCCACCCGCTCGGGCTCCCTCTCGGTCATCAACCCGGTTTCCTGGGCCGACCTCGAGGAGCTCCCCGAGTGGACCTTCCACGACTCCCATGAGTTCTTGATCCACGGCTACATCAATGTGGGTCTCCTCCTGGGAGTTTCCAAGGCTGTTGACGAGCGTGGTCGACACGAGCTCACCTCCCTCTCCACCTGGTATGACTGGGCGGTCACGGGAGCGATGAACACTGCTCGCGCCCACGCCCTCTTCCTTCACTACCACAAGGAGGAGCTCCGTCGGCAGACCCGGTTCGGACGCCACACCCTCAACATCTTCGCCCATCCCCTCCTTGGGGGTCTGGGCTTCAAGGTGCCTGAGGGCGTCGTCCCCCGATTCTCGG